TCGATGATCTGTTTGTCTTAATCAGTAAGCGATAATTTTAATTATGGCGAACACTCGAAAACCTATCAAACGCAAAAAGATCAATCGTCGTGTCGTTCGCCAAACTCCTGAGCCATTAAGCAAAATAGATCAGCATTACATGGCTTTGCACGAATGTTACAAAGCAGCCAGAAAAGCAGGATTCACACCTGAGCATGCTTTTTGGTTGATGACCGAACATAAGACTTTCCCTGATTGGATTGTGGGCGATGGTGGGATAATCCCATCCATAGATCCAACTGACGATGAGGATGACGATTAAAGCCAACCGAAGGTACTTGATCACGCCTGACCTCCAAATTCCACTACATCACCCAAAAGCAGTATCTAATTTAATTAAAATGAGCAAGCACGAAAAGTTTGATTTTGTACTAAATGTTGGTGATGAACTTGATATGACTTCCCAAAGCCGTTGGGTAAAGGGAACTAAAACTGAATTTACAGAAACATTAGATCAAGAGCGAACAATTGCCCAAGACATTCTTTTTGACCTAGGCACGACTGACATTATTAGATCAAACCATACCGATCGATTATTCACCACATTACTCAAAGGCGCACCATCCCTCCTAGGATTGCCTGAGTTAGTGTTTGAAAAGTTTATGGCGTACTCAGATCTTGGCATCAGATTCCATAAGCGAGCGTATGAGTTTGAGCGTGGTTTTTTCTTGGCTCATGGTGATGAAGGGGTTATGTCTAAGCATGCAGGTATAACTGCCCTAAATCTGGCTAAAAAGTGGGGTAACAGCGTGGTTTGTGGCCATACCCATAGGCAGGGTGCTACAAGGCACCAAACAGGCTTAAACGGCCGTTATTCAACGATTTGGGGCATTGAGGCCGGTCATCTTATGGACATGAAAAACAAAGCCTCTTATCTCAGGTATGCCTCAGCCGATTGGAATATGGGATTCGTAGTCATTTCTTTTGGTAAAGGCGGTCATTCAGTCGAACTAGTGCCTGTGAACCATGACGGATCATTCCGATATAATAAAAGGTATTATGGGGCGTGAAACAGACTATAACGACCGCACGATTGATGATCATATCGATGAACTTGAGGATCTTGGCGTTATCTAATCGTTATAGAACACGCCGGAGATCAGGTAGATAAAAGACTTGATTTAGGTCAAACTTTATGTATTCACAGAAATACTGTGGATATGTAGGGAGCGACATGTTAGTAGATACAAGTAATCGAGGCCAAGCCTTAGATTATGCGCAGCGAGGATGGGCAGTTTTGCCATTGTTGCCACGCAAAAAAGATCCGCACTTTGACTTGGCTCAAAGGGCTTATTTATCAGCCACAACAGATCAAAACCTAATCAACTTTTGGTTTGATTATGATGAAAATATCAACATTGGTATAGCCTGTTATCAATCAGGCTTAGTGGTATTTGACATCGACTATCGAAATGGTGGCAAGTTACTGCCTGAGTTTGAATCAACATATACAGTTCAAACCGGCGATGGCTTACACCTTTATTACACAGCCAACAAAAGTGATGTATTTAGAGGTAAATTAAACGATGGTATTGACATTAAATGGAAAGGTTATGTTGCAACTGCACCATCAGTTCATCCGTCAGGAGCAACCTATACAGTAATCGATGACCGAAATCCGGTTGCGATGCCTAAAAGAATAAGGGAGTGGGCAACGAAATGAAAATCAATGGAGTAACCATTTTATGGTTCATGATAGCAACAGGCTTATTGGCCTACGCAGTTAATTTATGGCAAACCGAAATTTACAATCGGGGCTATTGGCGTGGCAGGGCAATGGGTTGGGATATGCATCGCAGAATGATTAACATTAAGCAGCAATCAGATGAAGTCTTTGATTATGACAAAAACTGAGCAGTTGTTAGATGAAGTCATTACTACGATCCAACAGCGTGGAAGCGTGTACGGACATCCTTACTATAACCACAAACGAATTGCAGGTCTTTGGTCTGCATATCTCGACTTCCCTATCACACCACATCAGGCTGCATTATGTATGGCGTTGGTCAAGGTTTCTAGGCTTAGTGAAACCCCAGATCATTACGACAGTATCAAAGACTTCATTGCCTATGGCTCTGTCTATAAGACAGTCCTCGATGCAGTTCAAGATGAAACATTTGAGTGGGAGGATAAGTAATGGCATTTAATTTAGAGGATTATGAGGATGTTGCCACATTAAACAAATGGTTTATCAGCAACTACCCAATGGGTCGATCAGATATATCAGTAATCAGCCATGATGCTGAGAAAGGTTATATCTTGGTTCAGGCAACTCTCTGGCGAGATGCTAAAGATACATCTCCAGCGGTAAGCAACATAGCCTTTGGATCGAGAGAAACTTACATTCCCAACATGAAAAAGTTTTATGTTGAGGATACTGCAACTTCCAGCCTTGGTAGGGCAATAATTCTACTTAAAGGATCTGACAAGACTGCGACTAAAGATGATATGCGAAAGGTTGAATCTAATCCATCATTTAAGGACAAGTTAGAAAGCCGGCAAAATATGTATGGCAAGGCCGGATCTAAGTCTGCTCAAATAGAAACGATCTTGAGAGATAGTTTTGCAGCGGATAAGAAAGAGGCTGAGCCAGTTGCATGGTCTGTTGGTGATGTTGTTGCTGAGATTGGTGCAGCAATACCAAATGAGCCACCTGCATGCCAGCATGGCCATATTCTTAAAGAGGGAATCTCTAAAGGAGGTAAGCCATATTATGGATATGTTTGTAAAGCCAAATCATGTGAACCTAAATGGGCAAAACTTACTGCTAATGGAAAATGGTATTTTGAAGGAGGTGAATAAATGGGTGAATTACAAATAATCGATGGCTCCGGCTTAACTGCCACCTTTACCGATAACGGAATTAAAGTAGAGCCATCAACAGTTACTTGCGATCTATGCAACGATGACAGATTACTTCATGAGGGCGATCTGCTTCGATGCTATTCCTGCCACGCAATTAACCGGATTCCTTATCATGCCTAATTACGATTACATGTGCGATGGTGAGGGGTTGCTGATTGTATTGGATTTACCAATGGATCATAAAATCCCTCATTGTCAAGTATGTGCTGCACCTTTAAGGCGTGTCTATACAGCGGTGCCAACGATCTTTAAGGGAACTGGATGGGCTGGTAAAGATGGTTAATTTTAGATGTAATTTCTGCTCAGCCAATACTGAATTTGAATGGTTAGATGGATACCCAGAGGCCGATGGCTTTAGAGTGTATCAATGCTTAAAATGTTGCGCAGTTGGAACCAAGAATATAGCAGAGGCTACTGACACTCAGGAACCTGTAATGCGCTGCACTAAATGCGGATCATGGATGTTTGCAGATAAGGAGTGCCATACATGTGCGCTGATCATGATGAAATGACACATCAAATTAATTGGGCTTATCAGAATCAATTGCGTGAGCAATGGCTCTTAGATAACCCAGATGCAAAATACATAGGATGGATGAGTATATGAAATCTACGCAGACACGCCGTTCAATTTGGTTGGATATGATACGCTATAAAGAGCATTGGCTCTCAAAGCCAAAAGGCGAACCCCGAAGGGGGAGGTTCGCAAGGTGCTCGCTAATTGGGATCGCTCTATGTTTAGCCAACATTTCAGGCTTTGAAAAAGCACATTCCGTTGAAGTTAATAAGATTAATCATTACAGACAATGGGCTTTTATTCAGTTAAATAATGTTGAACAGTTTCATTGCTTAGATGAATTAAACTACAAAGAATCAAGATGGAACCCAAAGGCTAAGAATGGTAGTCATCATGGTATTCCTCAAGGTAGATCTAAATGGCTAGCAACAGTTGATGGATATAAACAAATTGATTGGCAATTAAAGTACATTCAAAAGCGATACTCTAATCCTTGTAATGCTTTAGCACATCATAAGATTAAGGGCTGGTATTGAGTAAGAGTGCATTAAGATCAACCGGATCTACAAGACAATGGATAAAGATCAAGCAGCGGATACTGCGAAGGGATCAGTTCATTTGCCAATACTGTGGGCTTGAGGCTGATACAGTAGATCATGTAATACCACGCCGTTTGGGTGGGCTTGACAACGATGAGAATTTAGTTGCTGCATGTCGCAGGTGTAATTTGGCTAAAGGGGGGCGTTTTTTTGTGAGCAAGAGGACACCACCGACCTCCCTTTCCCTTTCTAACCCACGAAATACCTCAATCCCCCACGATCAGACTGGATCGATTTGAACAACTTTGAAAAAGAATTGATCGAAGGAGTTAAGCCTCAATCAGAATTAGGAGGTGTACAAACTCCCCGAATTCACTCTCCTTTGAATGATTTGCCGTCTAAAGGTCATGAAATGATTGAGTTCGCTAAGGAGATCGGCATACCGCTTATGCCTTGGCAAGAGTTTGTGGCTATTCATGGTCATAAGGTCAAGGAGGATGGCCGGTGGCACTCTCAATTAAATAATTTGCTTTTGGCTAGGCAAAACGGAAAGAGCACATTTATGCTTTTGCGTATCCTGACCGGCATGTATGTCTGGGGCGAAAATCTGCAACTATCATCAGCGCACCGACTTACAACCTCATTGGAAACTTTTAGGCAGATGGTTGGGATTATTGAGAATAATGACAAACTAGCGTCTGAAGTAAAAAAGATTAGATGGCAACATGGTGCTGAGGAAATGGAACTTAAAGGCGGTAGGCGATTTGTTGTAAAGGCTGCAAACAATGCAAGCCGAGGAATTTCTGCTCCATCCACGATACATCTTGATGAGTTGCGTGAATACAAAGATGAGGATGCTTGGTCATCAATGCGATACACAATGATGGCATCTAAAAATCCACAGGTATGGACTTATTCAAACGCTGGAGATCAACATTCAGTTATCCTTAATAAACTTAGGGAGCGTGGATTAGCAGCCTCCACAAACCCCTCCGACACGATAGGTTGGTTTGAGTGGAGTGCTGAACCTGATGCACCAATACTCCTTCCGTCTGGTGATATAAACTGGCCGGCATTTGCTCAAGCCAACCCATCGCTTAGTATCACAATGCACCCAGATAACCTTCGAGCCGTAATTAATGATCCTCCAGATATTGTGCGAACTGAAGTTTTATGTCAATGGGTCGATACAATCAATTCAGCAATCGATGCACAAAAATGGGCTTTATGTCAGGTCGAGCCGATACCTTTAGATCCGGAAGCACCTACATGGCTTGGATTAGATTTATCTCCAGATCGAAAATTTGCGGCATTAGTTGCTACCCAGAAACTTTTTGGAGAAAGATTTAATTTAGTTTTGTTACATACTTGGTCAAATGATTATTCAATTAATGATTTAGCAGTTGCAAATGATATTGCTCCTTATGTTAGAAAATACAATGTTCAGACTGTCGCTTATTCTAAAAGGACTGCACAAGCCGTCGCAAGTCGGTTAGTACCTGCTGGAATTCCCATTACAGATATGGATGGGGCGATATACGCTGAAAGTTGTGATCGATGGCTGGGCGCAATAAATTCACATCGATTACAGCATGGTGGGCAAGATGAACTTACCCAACAAACTCTTTCCGCTGCGAAACTGCCCTATGGGGATGGGTCATGGATCATCGGGAGAAGGGCTAGCAGGGTGGCGGTTTGTGCAGCCGTCGCCAGTAGTCTTGCAACCTATTTTGCGACACAACCAGAAACGGAGATTGATATTCAAGTCGGGTAATTTGTATTTATGGTATATTATATGCTAATGGGATTATTCGATCGATTTAACGCTAGATCAAATCAACCAAATTTGCAAGTTGATGTTGCTGCTGCATTATCTCCATATAACGCACAACAATTAGTTGGCGGAATTTTATTTGGAACAACTACTGCAACTAGAGAACAATTTATGGCGATACCAGCCGGAGCAAGAGCAAGAAATATAATTTGTTCAACTGTGGGATCTTTACCGCTTGAGCAATACAATCATTTTACAAATGAACACATAAGACCAAACCGAGTAATTATGCAACCAGATCCAAGAGTTGCAGGTTCAGCAATATACGCATGGATTGCTGAGGATTTATTACTTTATGGCGTTGCTTATGGAATGATCATGGATGCTTATGCTTCAACCGATGCTTCAAGAATTCGTGCATGGACAAGAATTGCACCAAACAGAGTATTTGCTTCATTAAATGGTAACTCAACTGAGATTGAGTATTACACAGTTGATGGCAAGCGAGTGCCACCATTCGGACTTGGATCTTTAATTGTATTTAATGGTTTAGATGAAGGAATATTAAATCGAGCAGGTCGCACAATTAAAGCAGCAGCAGAATTAGAAAAAGCAGCAGAGATGTACGCAAAAGAGCCAATGCCACAAATGGTTTTGAAATCAAATGGCACAAACTTAACACCTGAGCGAATTACAAAACTTTTGGAATCTTGGAGAACATCAAGATCAACAAGATCAACTGCTTTCTTAAACGCTGATGTTGAATTGCAAGCATTAGGTTTCGATCCTGCTAAATTACAATTAAATGAGGCCAGACAGTACTTGGCTTTGGAAATTAGCAGAGCAAGCGGTATTCCGGCCAGTTTCATATCTGCCGAAACTACTTCAATGACTTATTCAAACATGACTGCTGAAAGAAAAGCACTTATTGACTTTTCACTTCGACCAGTCTTAACTGCAATTGAACAAAGATTATCTCAAGCCGATTTCTGCCCTAACGGAATTGAAACTCGATTTGACATTGATGATTTCTTGCGTGGATCTGCTTTAGAGCGTGCGCAAGTTTATGAAATCCTAAACCGCATTGGCGCAATGAGCGTTGAGCAAATCCAAGAGG